GTCGCGAGTGACTTCGGGTGGCGGCTTGACCAGGCCGAGCTTCACAGCTTCGTCCCGGTTGTTGTTGTCTTCGAGGAAGGACATGAGTTTGCCGGGGTCGTGGTTGAACCGACTCCGGAGGTCCGCTGGCAGGCTCATGAATTCGCTCTCTGCCTGGCGGATGAGTTGCATGGACGTTTGAAAGTCCAGTGCTTTTGTGAAATCCCCGGTCTGGGGCATTTCGAGATTGGAAGGAAGTTCGCCAGTAAGACCGAATCTCTTGACAATGGTATTGATGTCGGATTCTTCGGCGAATTGTTGTTGAGTGACTCCCTCTTCGGGGTCACAGTAAAGAGCGGTATCAAGAGATACCGCGTCAGTGTCGATGTTGAACCCCGTGTTGTAAAACGGGATTTCGACCTGGTTGGGATGTTTCGTGATTGCCATGAGGTTATCTCCTGGTTGGGGATATGGCCCGGAGGCCTTGGAAGAGTTGAAGAAGTTGTTTGAGGAATGGTGAGGCCTGGCCGATCCCCTCGAAGAATTGTTGCTCCGACCTGGCGCGAGGAATATCCATCTGCGTCAGGGTCGATTCGGCTTTGCGCCTGGCGACGTCAGCCTCGAAGGTTGCGGACTCCCGTCCTGCATGGGTCATCGAGAGTGACCCCTTGCCGATGAGGTCATCGACGATCGATGCGAAACCGTCACCGGTCTTCATCTTGTCGAGCAGCTGCTGCGCCGACTCTGATGCGGCCGTGATCCGGCCCTGGTCGGCTGCCTTGTTGGAAGTGTCTTGCTGCTTGTTGCCCGCGCTGGAAAGCTTCTCGTCGATCTGAGCTTGAAGCGAAGCCGAGTTCATCTTCTGATCCATGGTCTCGCTGATGATCTTCGCGGTTTGCGCCTGCGTCTGAACGGCTTGCGCGTCAGTGGCTTTCGTTTGAGCTTGGGTGTTGGCGATCTGCGCCGCCTGGCCGGCCGACGAGACCGCCGCGCCGAGTGAGTTGCCGACCTGCGCTTGCGCGCCCTGGGGCGAGCTCGCGCCGCCCTGGGAATAGCCGAGCATAGGATTCAGACCGGCCGCCTTCATGTCGGCCACTGCCCGTTGATACGCAGTGGAGCTCATCCGCTCCTGAAAATTCATCTGCGCTTCCGCGTTGTGCTGGGACTGATCGTTTGCGTTCTCTTGGCCCATGAAGCCCAGCACGGGGCCAAGAACGTCGCCGAAGATGCTCACGGTCAGAAATGGTCGATGAGACCAGGCACAGAGTAAAGCGGCATCGGCCTGGTGGCGTTCATGTCGAAGAAGGAGTCGAAGATGAATTGGGCGCCGTTCGCGCCCGCTCCGACAGCCAGCACCCGAGACACCGGCGGCGTCTCTTGGATGAACGTAGAGCCAAGGACGGGCACCACCGTGAACCGCTGCGCGAGGTGCCAGGGATCGAGCGTGCCGGCAGAGGTGGACCGAAACAGCCCGGTACACATCGAAGGCGAATACCGGTATTCCGCCCATCGCTCCTGATAGCCGAACACAGCTGCATCGTTGGCGCTCCCGTCAATGAAAATTTCCTTGTTGAGAACGGCCTGCTCGCCGAGGTTGGCGAAAGCCGGGAAGTAGTAGTCGTACCTGGTCGAGCGGCTCCACATCTTGCGGAGACCCTGCTGGTACGTGAGGTCAGCGCGGACACAGACCAGGCCGATGACGAACCCGTGCTCGGTGAACGACTGCGTAAAGCCGTGATTGTGAGCAAGTGCCGTCCCGACCGCCGACAGGTTGCCGGCCGGCGTGGACCCCCCTGTGAGGCCCGTAGCGGACGTCTGAGCGATCGGATTGACCACGACAGGGGTAGAGCCACCCCCGAGGTACTCGGGACGCTGTAGACGGGCATCGGGGCTCATGACGCCGAAGTGAGCCCGGATGATCTCGGTGTACCTGCTGCCGCCGCGGGCGTCGCGCTCGAGCAGCCTCTGGATCTGAAACGACTGGCGAAGCTGGTTGATTGTTGCTGCCGTTGCCGTGCTGAGGTCGGCATAGAGGCCGGTGTTTGCTGACCCGGCCGGTCCCCAGTTGAGAATGCCCCCGCCGCTGGCGACTGCGCCTGAGAGGACTGGTGAGTTCGCTGCGGCCAGTGCTGTGGGGCTCGTCATCGCCCCGGTACCGCTCCGAAAAGTGATGTCGGTGCTGTTCGAGCGCACCGGCGCACTCGTCCCGAGCGGCAGCGACACGGCCGTGCCGCCCTTCTGCGGCCACGGTAGCGCAGACGTGAAGTAGTCGTGCCGCTTGCCTCGCCTGAGCAACGCGAAATCGGTCTGCGTGTCGCCGCCATCGGTCTTGCGGACCGTGACCGAGTTCTGCAGGTTCTCATCACGGAACCACTGGTTCCAAATGAGGTTGTACATCCGCAGCGGGAGCGTCATGTGGGACCAGCCGACGCCGCCGCCGCCGTTGAGCTGGCCGACGGTCGGAAGGCCGAAATAGTCGAACACCGAGCCAACGTTGTAGCCGCCGCTGGGGCTGGGGTAGGTGATGGTCGGAACGGTGTAGCTGATGCTGTCGGCGGGGTTGTCCTGCTCGCCCATGAACCGGACCCAGTTGTCCCACACCAGCCGGTTCGGAACGAAAAAGAAGAACGAGTCCAGGTACAGGTTGTCCATCAGCGGGAAGATCGGCGTGGCCAGGCGAGCGAATGCCGTCATGCGGACCTTGAACGTGTCGCCTGGCAGGATCTCCTCACACAGCACGGGGATCAGGTAGCCGGCGTCGAACGTCGTCTTGTGCGCCTTCTGCATCTTGAACGAGGCGCGCGGTATGTCCGCGCGCGGCACCATGGCGAACTGGTGCGTGTCGACGGAACGATTCTTGAACATCATTTCGGTTGCTCCTTCACGTCTTGGCCGCGTGCCAACACGCGGGTTTCAGCCTGGTCGAATTTCCCGGTCTCCTCGTCCCACGTCCCGATGAGCGACAGGTGGAAGTCTTCCGGGTGCGCGTTGAGTTGGTTGTCCGCCGCCTGGCGGTTGACCTCGTCATTGAAAGAACGAACGGCCTGGCCGATCGCTTGAACGAAGATCGGCCTGGTGTAGGCTTGAATTGCGCTGTCGAAAAGTGCGCATACGACGAGTTTTGCCATGACTAAAGATTCCTTTTCAGTGTTGAGACTTTGGCGAGTTGCACTTTCTCTCGTGCTTCTCGCCGTTCGGGTGTTTGCTCTGGTTTTGACAATATGCCTTTTGCTTCTCGCTGCAGGGCTATCCTTTCTCGGAGGTCTGGGTTTTGGCGCTTTAGAAGCTTGTCGTAATACTTGGGCGGCGCGTGTTTCTGGCCGCCCTGAATCGCGAAATCATGAGGGTATATGTCGCGACCGTACTTCGAATACCAGGCAGCGCCGATGCCTGGCTTTAAGCTCATTGCGGCGTATTCTGGCCGCCGTGATTGGATTTCTCCTGTTTCTGGATCTGTGGTTTCATAGTGATTCTTAGCCGCCTGGCCAAGTATCTTTTTCATGATGTACCTGGCGCAGTAGCTGGCGGTTTCACGGGTGAGGTCTTGGACAGAGACTTTGCCGTGTCCCCACAGGGAATCGAGCTCGGGAGAGTCGAAGAACTGTTCGCCGGATTTGGACTTGCCGGCTGGCACGCGATCTGCGAAATCGACGTTGAAAAGGCACGCGTGGTAATGCGGCCGCCCGTTCTCTGGACCGTATTCGCCGCACATGTAGAAGCGGACGCGGCCTGGCTCGCGGGATTTGCGTAGACGCTTCATAAAGGCCTGAAAGTCCCCGTGCTCCAGGGAAGCATTGGCAGGTAGAGCGCCTGGCCGGTAGGTAAGCGTGATGAAGCAGTTTGCCGGGTGGCTCGACGCCTCGTGCATGACGCGCAGCGCCCAGTCTGAAGCACGTCGCATGCGGCAGCCGATGCACTGCCCGCATGGGAGCTCGATATCCCCGAGGATGTTTCCATGGCGGCGTAGCTCGTTGAAGACCACCCCGTCAGGCGTGCGGAACGCCTTGATGGGGTGGTGGCAGCTCACAGCTGGCAGCCTTACAGCCGGATGCCGCCGCGCATCGGCGCGCCCTTCATGTTGATGGCCTTGGTTTTCTTGGTGTGGCCTCGGAAGGTCTTGGCGGACTTGTGCTTGTTGACGTTGTGCCGATACATGCTGATCTCCTAGTTGACGGCCGGGGATGACCCGGCCTGAGTTTAGGTGACATTGGTGTCACCTGGAACAGTTAACTACAAGAGAGGACTGTTCCGACTGGCCGCAGCCTGGTGGCGTTTGGCTTTTACTGGGGGCATCGCCCCCAGCCCCCCAAGTGAAGTTAGTGGTGCCTCACATAGCCCGAATGCGGTCTTGAAAGGGTGAGGCGTTACGGCTTCTTGAAGTCGCCGATGGTGAGTTTGGCCGCCAGCTCGTCTACCGCTTTGACGACGTCGCGAGTGACTTCGGGTGGCGGCTTGACCAGGCCGAGCTTCACAGCTTCGTCC